GTGCGTTTACAGCCATGATGTTTACTCCGCTTCTTTAGGAACTTGCGCTTCAGCCTGTTCTTTAATCTTTACGATAAGAGGCCACACGCCACTACTAGAGGGCAACTGCCCCAAAGTTTGTAATACAAAGTTAATCTCGTTAACGTCTAACTCTAATTTCATGTTTGACCCCACGGAGTTCCTTGTGCCGTTACAGGGTTCTTCTGCAAAGCAATATTAGCCGCTAGAGCCGCCTCTGTACTAGCTTTATCCACACCATTAGCCCACACCCATCCAAGCACTGTTTCTTGTGTCAGGTCTGCATAGGGAATCGTTGGTGTGCCATCAGCCCATGAGCAAGTAGAGTAAATAGAGGCTGAATACTCTCCATCTACTGCTGTGGCTTGCCAGTGGGCAGTCGTTACAAAGCCGTTTGAGGTTTCACGCTCAAGTGTTGAGATAGTCCAAGTAGTAGTCATAATTTACCTTTTAAAGATTAGCGGCATCCAAACGTGCCTTGAGTGATTCAATAATTGCTTGTTGTTCTTGGATGCACTTCATCAAGGCATATTGCAAATCAGTTTGGTAGATTGACAAACGCATCTTAGGTTCTGCATCTTTGCTTGCCCAATTGCTTTCCATGACCAACTCAGGCGCAACCGCTTGAACATCTTGAGCAACTACACCCAATGTCAGACCGCCATCTGTCTCCATGTTTTGGTCAATGTAGTTAAAGGTCTGAACAGGTATTGCACAAATTTTGGCAATGTAAGAAGTGGCAGGGGCAAAGTTTGTTTTCTCTCTGCGGTCAGATAAGTTCACATCATTGGCAGAATAGTTTGCAATACCACCATTTGAACGAAGTAGAAACCTGTTAGCAGACGAATCAGTAGCATTTATAAAAGAATTATCTGTTCCGTTTGGAGTTGCGCCTGTATAATTTATTGTAATACCATAAGCATTAGCCGCAGTAGTTGTGCTATTTGTGAACCTTGCAGTCCAATCACCACCAGCACCATTGTTAACTAACTCATGATATAAAGCAGTAGAACTCAAGTAAGTGCCACTATTACTTGCTTTAAAGAAACCGCCAGAGGTTATTCTGGCTCGTTCTGTGTCGTTAATCGCCAAAATCATGGCGTGATTATCAAGAGTGCCAAAGTAACCAACACCACCAGATTTTGTCCAAAATCCACCACCACCAGCAAGGTTGACAAAGTTACCAGCTTTGCCACTTGGTGATGTTGTACCGCCTACTAGCAAGTTACCATCGGTATCCAGAGTCATCCTCTGAGTAGGAGAGATAGCGTTCCCTGCTGTGCCTGATGCGGCTGTATGCCAAGAATGTACGCCACTTCCTTGTCGATAATAAGAAGCAAATCCATCTGCAATGTATTTAAAAGCCCCATCATCGTATACATTTGCGGAAAGAAAACAAAGGTCTGGGTTGCTTGGAACTGTCCAAAATGCCGCACTACTATTTTGAAAAGCTAATCTATTGCTAGTCCAAGCACTCGGAGTAACTCCCAAGCCAAAATTTCCATCTGACGTTATTCTGGCCTTTTCGGTTGCTGCCCCACCATTTGCTCTTGTGTAAAAACCAAGATAGCCAGAATAATTATTATTTGTAGCGTTCTCTTTATAGCCAGCAATTTTTGCCCATTGAGCAATATCGTTAGTTGCCGTGTCCCATTTACCAGCAAAGACAATTGCACCGCCTTTATCAATTGCCGCAGTATCAGAACCCGCAACAACTAATTGACCACCACTTGCACTACCAGTTGTAGCCGCAATAAATACTCCATTGCCACCACCATCACCGCCAGTTGAAATTGTTGCGCTATTAAAGACAGTTAATTTTGGCGAGGCAAACGGAGAACTTGTACCAATACCTACATTGCCTGTGTTAAGCAGGCGCATAATTTCAGAGCCACCTGTCTCATTGGCAAAAACATGGTTAGCGGCAAAATATTGAAGGTAACTGCCAAAACTTGTTCGTGTTGCACCATTGAAATAGATAGCCGCAGGATTTGTTCCTGTAGCAGTTACTACACCATAGTTGGTAGTAATACCTAAATTCACAGTAGCGGCAGAAGCGTTTAAGGTAACTGAACTTGCCCCATCAAAAGTAAGCGCAGAGCCAGTAGCCAATGCACTTGTACTAGATGCGTAAACCACACCGCCTGATGTGAATGATGTTAGGTTTGTACCGCCATTGGCAGTAGGTAAAGTTCCTGTCACTCCAGTTGTCAGGGGTAGGCCAGTTAGATTGGTTGCAGTACCGCTAGATGGAGTTCCAAGCACACCACCATTGACCAAAGGTGCGCCAGAAGAGCCTACATTGACCGCTAGAGCCGTTGCTACACCAGTTCCTAGACCTGATACACCTGTAGCAATAGGAAGACCTGTAGCGTTCGTTAAGGTTGCGCTAGTAGGTGTTCCAAGGATAGGTGTGACTAAGGTAGGAGAGGTAGCAAAGACTGCTGATCCTGTTCCTGTCTCGTCTGTCAAAGCACCCAAAAGGTTAGCAGAACTAAATGAACCCAAAGAGGTTGCATTGCCAACAGAAGTGACTGCACCTGTTAAGTTAGCGTTAGTAGTGACGTTACCCGCAGTCAGGCCAGAAGCAGTGCCTGTGATGTTTGTGCCTACCAAGGCAGATGGAGTGCCAAGGGCGGGAGTAACTAAGGTTGGGCTATTGGCAAAGACTAAAGCACCTGATCCTGTTTCGTCAGTAACGGCAGAAGCTAGATTGGCAGATGATGGAGTACCCAAGAAAGTAGCTACACCTGTACCTAAACCACTCACACCCGTAGAGATTGGCAGACCAGTTATGTTCGTTGCTACGCCAGAAGCAGGAGTTCCCAATGCGGGAGTCACCAATGTTGGCGAGTTTGACAACACTACTGAGCCTGTACCTGTAGAGCTAGTTACACCTGTACCACCATTGGCTACTGCTAGAGTGCCTGTAATATCAGCAGTAGAAAGAGTGACCGCATCCCATGAAGCGTTAGTACCATCCGATTGGAGATACTTGTTAGCCGCAGAGGTTTGGCTTGGCAACAGGTTATTCAACGCACCAGCCGCCGTGGAAGCACCAGTACCGCCATCAGCAACCGCTAAGTCTGTGATACCAGTAATTGAACCACCAGTAATTGCGGCAGCAGAGTTATCTGTCTTTGTCGCAATTGCAGTAGCAATGTTATTGAACTCAGTATCAATCTCAGTACCTCGGACGACCTTGAGTGGATCACCAGGCGTTAGGTTATCTTTGGTTGCAAAGTTAGTACTTTTTGTGTAATTGGACAATCTATTCTCCTTGTGTGAGTTTCATACTCACGAAATCTTGCCGTTCTTAGATTGAATCTCAATCTTCTGAATTGACAGTTGAGTGCCGTTGATAGTGGTTTCGTAACCTGTTTGAACAATTTTACCCGCACCAGAAGCATTTACATCTAGTGTCTTAATCAAGAGTCCACCAGAGTATTCAGCTACTCCGTACTCAGCTAGGCCATACTCATAGTTTTGTTGAGTAGGGATAAAAGCATTGCCTGACAAATAGTTGGCAGCAAAGTCAAAACCCCACTTGATCGTCACAAACTGGTTAGAGCCACCAATGATGATGGCCTTAATTCGTTTGAGAATAGAAATCTGATTCTCATTACCAAGGTCTGCATGGTTGGTAAAGTAGCTCAATCGGTAAGTAGAAGTGTTATCTAAGAAACTTCCATACTTGCCAATAAAACCACTCTTACCAATGTACAGATCACCATTCCTGAGTGAGTACAACGAAGTAGGAGTAATAGAGTCCCACTTGGTTACTCTAAAAGCACCATCTTGCAATTGCATCTTTGTATCAAAACAGAAGACTTGACCTGTAACTGGAAGAGTCAACAAGTAAAACGCATTCTTTTCTGAGTAAACAGACTTTAGATTAGCCAAAGTCTCTACTGCCAAAGATGAAATAAGGTCAGAACGAACATTCTTAGACAAGTCTCTAAGTGGTGCAGACTTCTCTTGAATAGTCCTCATCAGTGAGCGAACACCTGAGTCAGACAAGAAGATCACATCAGTGCCAATTGACTGAATAGTGTCTCTAGCAATGCACCCAATAGAGCCTACTGTGTCTGACAGAACCAAGGATGCGGGAGTAGAAGCACCAGAATAAACAAGAATTTGCCGTTTACCAAAGATGAAAAAGAAATCATTGTGAGCCGCTAGACCCATGACCTCATCAGCACCATTAGGCCATACCCTAGAAACATCCAATGTTCCTGAAGTACCGCCTGACCATACATGACCCGCAATCAGGTCAGAAAAGGTAATCGTAACCTTATCTGTAGATGTATTAGCCACCCACAAGCGACCAAACGCTGAGATAGCAATGTTGGCTAAAGGAACAGCCCCTACATAGCCTGACTTCTCAGATACCCGCCTAAATGTCGTTGTACTAACAGCGGGATCAAAGATGAGTGGATCGTGACCAGTTTGGAAGAAGTAGGCTATGCCATTCAAAGATGCACATTGCCAATTAGATGCCGTAATGGTAGGAGCAGAACCTCCACCACCATAGGTCAACTCAGTCACTGCGTTAGAAGTACCAAGTTTGAATAGCTTGTTATTGCCAGCAAATAGAACAGTCAAAGTGCCATCAGTTTGGACTAATTCATGGATTACACCCACATTGTTAGAGCCTAGATTGCCTGATGAAGCGTTAACAAGAGTAAAGCCTTTACGTGCGCCAATACGACCAAATTGGTCAATCACGCAATTAGAAGCAGTTAAAGCAAAGCCAGAAGATAAATCTAAAGGCGAGTCTTGCGTGTTCAGGCCATAAAAGCCTGGTGCGCTAATGCTTTGACTTTGTAGAGGAGCTGCCATTAGACCGCCACAAAGTTATCTTCAGGGTAACGAGTGCTTTCCAATGCAATAGCGTCAGATAGCATTCCACGGAACAGAGCATAAGCCTCATTAGAAGCAGTGCCTCCATCCTCACCACGCTCAATCAAACCACGGGCATAAGCACTTTGAGTCACCAAGTAGTCCAATACTTTGACTGAAGTGCCATCAGCAGACAGATTAGCCTGTGGGATAGTCAAATCAAACTTCAGTGTATAAACACCATCAGGAACGGGAAACAGGTCAATCTTTGTGTCGCCACTACCATCTACACCACTAAAGCAGAACTCGCTAGGAATAGACTGTGAAGGCGTACCAAAGTTGAGTTTGCGGTTCATATCCGCAACAGTTGTGTTATCTAAGGTAATAACACTGGTGGTGTTGATAGCGTCATTGATACGGAACTTCTGACCCGCACCTGTCAATGAATATGAGCTTGTGCCACTGGTAGTAGTAACTGTAATTGTTTGTCCCAAAACATTCCAATTATAGGAATCTTCAATCTGACGCTTGGCATCATTGACAAACTTGCCAACCAATGCGGAATAAGTTGTTTCTGATACTGTAGAAACAGTTGTCTCACGCAATCGAATGAGAACATCATTAACAAGTTCTAAGTAGGTCATGTTCTTTGTGCTCCCTGAACCTCAAATGTTGCAATAAAACTGAATGAACTTGCACTTTGAGTAGTAATTTGAATTCTATCGCCTTCTTCTAAAACAATATAAGCATTGCCATCAAACTGTAGATATTCCTTCGTACTAAAATCGTAAGCAGTAAGAATATCCAAGGTAGTAGCGGTACTTGCGTCATACCATTGAACAGTAATGTGCTTAGTCGAACCGCCAGTGTTGTGAATGTACATCACAGTAAACTTGGCGTAGTAACCCGTAGGAACTGTATAAACAGTTGTCAGCGTATTGGCTGTGGGGTTAAGTCCGACTGATACTGGCCTCATTTACTATTCCTCTTAGAGATCGCTTTAGCTTTAGCCTTTGCGTCTTCCTTGGACGTTGCGCCCCAAGCTCTAAGAGAAAGTAAAAGTCGGGTAGGCTTTCCATCTTTCATCTCAGCGCCAGGCATATTGCCCATTCGTGCTAAAAAGGATG